CTGTTGTCAACGTTGCATTCTCTGGCGATCTTGATGGTGGATTTACTCCAGGACTCACGATGTGGGCTGGTCCATCAAAGCACTTCAAAACTGCATTCAGTCTTTTGATGGCAAAGGCATATCAAGTTAAGTATCCAGAATCAGTTGTTCTTTTCTACGACTCAGAGTTTGGTACGCCACAAAACTATTTCACTTCGTTTGGTATTGACATGGAGCGTGTTGTTCATACTCCAATCACTGACGTTGAGCAGTTGAAGTTTGATATCATGCAGCAGTTGAGTAACATTGAACGTGGCGAGCGAGTCATGATCGTCATTGACTCAATTGGTAATTTGGCTTCGAAGAAAGAAGTTGAGGATGCGATGGATGGTAAGTCTGTTGCTGACATGAGTCGCGCAAAGCAAATTAAATCCCTGTTCCGTATGGTGACCCCACACCTTACACTGAAGGACATTCCGATGGTGGTTGTAAATCATACCTACAAAGAAATAGGTCTGTATCCCAAGGATATTGTCGGTGGCGGAACAGGTTCCTATTATTCTGCTGATAACATCTACATCCTTGGTCGTCAGCAAGAAAAAGATGGTACTGATTTGATTGGCTATAATTTTATTATCAATGTTGAAAAATCACGTTATGTTAGAGAAAAGGCTCGTATCCCAGTCACTGTTCGTTTCGATGGTGGTATTTCTAAGTACAGCGGTCTACTTGATATGGCAATTGAGTCGGGTCATGTGGTAAAGCCAAACGTCGGTTGGTATGCCAAAGTGAATCGCGAAACTGGTGAAATTGATGGTAAGAAGTGGCGTCTTGCTGATACTGAGTGCGCAGAATTTTGGGATAGCATTCTTGCTGATGAATCATTCAAAGAATGGGTGCGCACCAACTATCAATTCAGTTCAGCCGTTGCAGGCAATCTCTCTGTTGAAGTAGATGAGGACGAAGATGCTTGAAAATCTAATCGCTAAACTTGAATTCTGGTACGTCAAAAAATTCTTTAAAGTTGAAAAGCAATACACCTTCTTCGTGGATCTTAACGGTCCACCTGGAAGTTTTGCTGTCAAGTTCTTGGGCAAATATGATGGTGTGATTGTTGAGTTCACCGATGTCAAAGTTACTGACGAAGGTTTGTTAAATTTTGATTATGATATTATCTCAAACGTAAACAATGCAAACACAAAGAGCAAATCGTTTCAGCGATTTACTTCTAACGTGATGCGTAGTATACTTATGAGTGCCATTGACAATGCAATGAAGGAAGAGAATGAAAACCGAAACACTGATCTTGTCGAATCTGATGCGGAACGAATCCTTCATGAGGAAAGCGTTGCCGTTTCTGAAGAAAGAGTACCTAACCGAAAGTCACGAAAGAAAAGTATTCGAGGAAATAAAGGAGTTCATCCTAAAGTATAACAGTCTGCCACCAAACGCAGCACTGGAGATTTCTTTAAAAGAATCTACCAAACTCACTGAAGTTGAGTTAAATAAGTCACTCGAACTCTTAAAAGAAATCTCGAATGACAAATCAGAACAAAAACTCGAATGGCTTCTTGACACTGCAGAAAAGTTTTGTCAAGAAAAAGCAATCTATAATGCTATCATGGACTCAATTCAGATACTTGATGGCAAAGATCAAGCGAGGGGCAAAGGAAGCATTCCTACTCTTTTGTCTGATGCTCTGGGGGTTAGTTTCGATCCTCACATTGGTCACGACTTTTTGGATAGTTACGCTGATCGCTACGATTTTTATCATCGTATCGAAAAAAGAATTCCCTTCGATCTGGAGTATTTCAACAAGATCACTAAAGGGGGACTTCCGCAAAAGACCCTTAACATTGCTCTTGCAGGTACTGGCGTCGGCAAGTCTCTGTTTATGTGCCATGTGGCTGCTAGTTGCTTGGTTCAGAACTATAACGTTCTTTACATAACTCTTGAAATGGCTGAAGAGAAGATTGCTGAACGTATTGACGCGAACCTTCTCAATGTTTCTCTTGATGATCTCATGAACATGCCGAAAGATATGTATGAGAAACGCATGAGCAAACTCAAAGGATCTGTAAAGGGCAAGTTGATCATCAAGGAGTATCCAACTGCCTCTGCGAATCCTGCTCACTTCCGTGCGTTGATTAACGATCTGGCTCTAAAGAAAAACTTCCGTCCAGATATTATCTTTGTTGACTATCTAAATATTTGTGCGTCGGCTAGAATCAAGGCAGGTGCGAATGTCAACTCATATACCTATATCAAAGCAATTGCTGAGGAACTTCGCGGTCTGGCGGTGGAGAATAATGTACCGATCGTTTCGGCTACTCAGACGACTCGATCTGGTTTTAGCAACTCGGATCCTGGACTAGAAGATACTTCAGAATCGTTTGGTCTACCTGCCACTGCTGACTTTATGTTTGCACTTGTAAGCACTGAAGAACTGCAGCAGTTAAATCAGATTCTCGTGAAGCAGTTGAAGAATCGTTATAATGATCCGAATCTTCATAAGAGATTCACGGTTGGTATTGATCGCGCAAAGATGAAACTTTATGATCTTGAGCAGAAAGCACAAGATGCTGTGATGCAAGAAAATGATTCAAAGCCAGTTTTTGATCGTGGTCGAAGCACAGATAAGTTTAAGAATCTGAAAGTGTAATGCAACTCAAAAAGATCGAAAAGAAGGTCTATGCTCTTGCCGAAACTTGGGTCGGAGAGAAACATATACCTTCTATGATTCGACAATTGAATAAAGCATTCAAGCCATATATTGTTTGTTTTTCTTCAGAAAGATTTGAAGATGAATATTATCCTGATCATAATGTGATTGTAAATGGTCATTATTGTCTCAAAATTTCTGATATAATTCCTGAGCACATTTACATCTGCTTAAACTTTCCGAGTGATTCTAAAAAAGCAATTATAACAAAAGAGGGTGCTCAAAATCTTGCCATAAAGATTATTCGTGCGATACACCATGAATATCGCCATAAGCATCAACAGAAGCAACGCCCATTGCTTCTTCAAAAAGAGTACAAGCCAAAGCCAAAACAGAATAAGATGAAGGCAATGTATTATGGAAATCCTGACGAGTTAGATGCTCACGCATATGAAACACAGGCTGAGAAACTAGATATAAATAAGTTAAGAAAGGCACATAAGATTGGCTGGAAAGAATGCGAAGCCATTTTTATGTATCGACAAAACTTTCGAAAACAAGACCCTAAAGTTTGGTATAAATTTTTGAAGAAGGTTTATAAAAATAGTTTATGACTACATTTGTGACTGGTGGTTTGGGATTTATCGGTTCTAATTTTGTAATCTCTCACCTGAAAAAATATTCAGATGACGAAATTGTCATTATTGACAATGGTTCGTATGCAGCCAATGATCAAAATTTAGATGGTTATTGGAATGATTGGCGTGTCAAACTCAAACGTTGTGACATTCGCAACTTCGGACACCTGGAGAGTTTATACCATGATTATGAGCCGCATATTACTTTCCATTTTGCTGCTGAATCTCATGTGGATAATTCCATTCGCGGCGACGATATTTTCCTGGATACAAATATTACTGGAACCCACAACGTTCTCAAGTGTATTCGCAAACACGGCGGGAAATTAGTCCACGTTTCAACTGATGAAGTTTACGGAAGTCTAACGCACGACGATCCTCCGTTTACTGAAACTACTCCATACGATCCACGCAATCCGTATTCTGCAACCAAAGCAGCCAGCGATCATTTAGTTCGCTCATATGTAAACACACATAAGATTGAAGCAGTTGTAACTAACTGCTCAAACAACTATGGTCCTCGCCAGCATGCTGAGAAATTCATTCCAACTGTAATTCGTCATATTAAAAACAATACACCAATCCCTGTTTATGGAACTGGGCAAAACGTTCGTGATTGGTTGTATGTTGAAGATCACTGCGAAGCATTACTCGAAATTGGTGCAAACTTTAAATCTGGTGAACGATATAACATCGGCGGTGGACATGAAATGTCAAATCTAGAAATGGTTTCATTGATTCTAGATTTAATGGGCAAGCCAGTACACATGTATCAGAACTGGATCAATTTTGTAACTGATCGTAAAGGTCATGATTTTAGATATGCGATGGATGCAAGTAAAATTTACCGAGAACTTGGGTGGGCTGCAAAAACTAAAATTGCTCAAGGTCTAGAAAAAACTTTGGAGTATTATAATGCGTAAAGGGATTATATTATCAGGTGGAATGGGAACAAGATTATACCCATGCACAGAAGTCACATCAAAGCAATTATTGCCAGTTTATGACAAACCATTAGTTTATTATCCATTGTCTACGTTGATGATGGCTGGTATTCGCGATATTATGATCGTCAATTCACCAAATGATGCAGAAGCGTTCAAGCGTCTATGTGGTGATGGCTCTCAGTGGGGTCTGAATATATCATATGCAATTCAAAATGAGCCAAAAGGAATTGCTGAGTGTTTTCGTATTTGCGAAAAGTGGATCGGTAAAGATGACGTCACATTGATTCTTGGCGACAATATTTTCTACGGAAACGAGTTGATCAATCGCTTCAATGCTGCTGCTTGGAATAATGTTGGATGCACTTTGTTTGCATATCATGTAAGTGATCCAGAAAGATTTGGTGTTGTTGAACTTGATGACAATGGTGATCTCAAAGCCATTCTAGAGAAACCGAAGTATCCACCAAGCAATTATGCAGTGACTGGGCTTTACTTTTACGACAATAAAGTAGTAGACTATGCATGGCAGATCGTGCCATCGGCAAGAGGCGAGTTAGAAATTACAGATATTAATAATTTGTATTTGAAGAATCACGATGTCAAGGTTGAATATCTCAATCGTGGCATTGCATGGATTGATACTGGCACATTTGAATCTCTCTCAGAGGCATCGGTATTCGTAGGGTCCGTTCAGCGTCGTACTGGTATGATGATCGCATGTCCTGAAGAAATTGCATTTAAGAATGCTTGGATCACTGAAGATCAAGTTCTTGCTTCAGCAAACAAATATCATAAATCAGATTATGGTAAGTATTTGAGTAAAATACTACAACAACATGAATATATTAGTCGTCGGTAGAGGTTGGGTTGGACATAAGATGTTCACGGAGATGGTTATCCGTGGGCATGTGGTGAAGTATGTTCCACACACCTACAATATTGAAAAAGCAGGCATTCAGCATGATTGGGTGATCAATTGCGCTGGCTTTACTGGTAAGCCAAACGTTGATGCTTGCGAAAAAGAAAAGAAAAAGACAATAGAAGCAAATGCAGTTTATCCTGTTTTACTATATGAACAATGCAAGAGAATGGGAATTAAATTTGCTCACTTCTCAAGTGGATGTATTTACAAAGGCACGATTACATCTGAGAAAGCAGAACCAAATTATTTCGGAAGCATCTACTCAATCAGCAAAGGTATTTCCGATAGTTATTTGCTAGATAAAGCAGTTGTGTTTAGAGTTCGTATGCCATTTACAAGCGCATACGAAGATAAAAATCTGCTGACAAAGTTGACCAAATACTCAAATTCAGGTAAACTAGTAGAAGGTGGAGCCAATTCAATCTCTGATTTAGATGAAGCAGTTTCCGTTGCTTCTGATATCATTGAACGAGATCTTGGGAGAGGTCCCTACAATCTTGTGAATCAAGGAACTGTGACAACACGCGAAATTGCTGATATGTTGGGGTTAGAACCGCAATGGTATACGCAAGAAGAATTTAAAGCAGCAACTGTTGCTGATCGATCAAACTGTGTCATTCCAAGTTATTCAGCAATGAGTAATGTGAAAGATGCATTGGCTAAACGTATTGAAACATTTAGAGGACTATATGACTGGATCTGATGTAAAGACGATGATTGAAGAACTGGTTGCTGCTGTTGGCACACCGAAGTATGCATACAATTGCAAAGAATTCAATCCTGAGAAAGATACAGTATTTTATTCTGGTCCTTATTGGGATGAGAAAGAAGTTATTGCTGGCGTCACTGCATTTTTAACAGGCAAGTGGCTTGTTTCTGGTGAGAACGTTGCGAAGTTTCAGTGGGCGTTTTGTCGCAAGTTTAATGTGAAACATGCTCATATGGTGAACTCTGGTTCATCAGCCAACCTTACTATGGTTGCTGCTCTCAAGAAGCATTTGGGTTGGAAAGATGGTGATCAAGTTATCGTTTCACCAGTAGGCTTTCCAACTACCATTGCTCCATTGGTTCAAAATGGATTGACACCAGTCTTTGTTGACATTGAAATGAAGACATTGAACTTTGATCTTGATCATGTTGAAAAGTGGATCAATGAAAAGACTGTTGCTATTTTCGTCTCACCTGTTCTTGGTAATCCGCCAGATATGGACCGCAT